GTTTTTACTGAAATACAAGAAGAATCCCCAAATGTTCTTACATAAAAAGCAGAAGAACCCCAAAAAGTTTGGCCATTTTTCCGTTGTGAATTTTGGGCGGGATGACTCGCCCTTTTTTATTATCATTTGGAGATTATTTCTACTTGTTTAATTGGATTTCCAATATTGTATCTTGCGAAAGTTGAGTTACATCAAATGTTGGATATATTCATCCAGCTATAATCCGCAAAACGAAATGTTAGCGTTTTGTAAAACGAAATGTTCAATTCGCAAAACGAAGCGTATATTTTCAATAATCCCCTCCTAACATCATTATAATTTGATTATAACTATGTTAGGAGGGGATTATTATATTAACGAGGAGAAATAAGCTACAGGTTCTTATACTCCGCAGCAGCATCGAAGCAGGGACACATCTTTTTCCACTTGTTTTTATCCGGTCCCCAGATGTCGCGGTGGCCAAGAATCTGAGCGGAAGGAAATATTTTGTGTAATTTACGCAGGAGATCAACAAGTACCTCCTTCTGCTCTACTGTACGATTATCGACAGGATTCCCGTGAGAATCGACGCCCCCGATATAGGCAACATTAACAGCGGTGCTGTTATAACCCTGCACACCGTTGCTCACCTGCTCGATAGGTAGAAGTTGATGAAAACCTCCGTCAGGGGAGATTACATAATGATAACCGGGAGATTTCCAGCCTTTTCTGCGGAACTCTGCCTTCAGATCATCTATAGACTGACTCTGCGAGCCTGCCGTACAGTGCACAAAAATTCTTTCAATTTTTCTCATAATTATGTATTAAATAATTTGTCTTAACATTCAATGTCTTGTTTTATCAGTGTGAAGTCATTACCTTTAACGATTTTCTTCATATAGCTATAAAATTAAATTGTTAGTCGTACTTTTCCGGGATAACCTGCCGTAATATCATAAGCTATCAATGCGTCTATCGTCTGTAACTCCGCAACCTTGTCAAGATGGATCTGCGTAACATTGTAGCAGTCTTTGGCGTATACTTCTATCTTACTAATGAGGTCTTGAGCTGTGTCAATAGGCAGGGTATAACACTTGCCGTCGAGCCACAGGGTCGTTTCCGTTCTCCCCATTCGTCTCAGTCGCTCGTTGCCCTGATACACTCTGTCTCTTGTCTCGAAGTCGAGCCAGTGAGCCTCGTCGTTGAGATAAAACGTATTCACATCTGCGCTCTTATCGTACTCCGTTATCTGCTCGATGCACTTGTTTCTCAGAGCCTCTGTCAGCTGTTCTTCAGTAGGCTCCGCATCGGTATTCATGCCAAGTAGCACGCAGTCATACAGATACTCACCGTCTTCTGTCTTGCGTTCGTTCACAGCAAGACGCACCTCATTATTTTTCCATGTCGCAACCTTCGTTTCCAAAGGCGTAGCATACAATTCCTTATATGTTATCATATTCGTTTAGTAATTATTTTTGCTCATTATTCCTACGTCAAGATTACCGAAAGTGATTTCTGTCTGTATTGAATAGATTCTTCCGAACCATCCGAGTGTCGTGAACTTTGCGTTAAAGGAAGCTGTCTGTATATAGAAGGATGGCCTTGTCACGCTCTGTCCCTTCTTGATGGAAGGCACCAGTTTTGTGTTGTCGTAGACAGTGACATCCCCAGTGAGGAACACGCCATCCGCAAGATTTGTCAGCGCACCATTCTTCACCATTGTGCGGCTCGTAAACGTCCTTCCGTCGGCTGCACTCGCAAGGTCGTAGGTACTCAATCCGTTGGCCGAGTCGGCTACTATCTTTCCGTTCACTCTTGGGGCTGAGTAATGATACAGGGTTGTCGTTTTACCCGTCGCACCCTTAACGAAAAGAATGTAGTTGTTGTCCTTCGTTGCCGTGTACCACGACTTCGTTGTGTCAACCCACGGAAGATCTACATTCTCTCCGAGCGGAGTCGTCAGTCCTGCATCCTCTGCTTTGATATATTGCTCAGAAGTTATCTTTGCGTCGGTCTTGCTGAGTGAGGCAATACCAGCAGGACCGAGGTCGTAGAGAAAGTTTCCGTTGTCGTCGTAGTACGACAGCACGGCCTGTCCCGAACTGTTCAGACCGAAGCGGATGTTTGCAGTTCCTGCCTTGCCGTAGATATTTATAAGGCCATCGGCTATCCTTACCATCTGTCCGTTGAGTCCTTGCGATGTAAGCATCTGCGCCAGTATCAGAGCCGCATTGATGGCTCCGTCTGTAAAGAGTGCGGCTGTCGTAGTCTGACCAGTAGAGAGCGTGTTCTCCACCTTGATTTTCTCGCCATACAGAGTTACTCCTCTCGACGTAATCTCAAGTCCTGCCGCCTTTGCTGTGGCTCTGTCGATGAGGTCGGTCTTCCGTTCTGTATAATCAGTAAGTTGTGCGCCTTCCTCCAGTTTCGGCTTTGTCACCCAAGCCTCAGTATCGCCTGGAACACGTATCAGCACCTTGTCTGGAATTACCTCTGCTCCCTCGCCAGTATAGTCCTCTATTCGCCAATGCACCCAGTACCGCTTATAGGTCGAGGTGAGTGCGAGCTGTGCGTATCCGTCAGCCCTGCCGTCCGTATATTCGTTTCCTTCGCAGGTTTCTGTATATACATTTGCATGAACGCTGTCTCCATAGAGATAGACATTGATGTTTCCGCTGCCCTTGGCAACGAAGGAGAACACATAGTCCTGATTCTTTACTATTCTCGCCTGCCCAGAAAGGGTAGCCGTTGTTGGAAATTTATATAGTAAGGCCTCTGTGCACAGAGACTCTGCCGAGTTGTTTTTGTTGTACAATATACCGTAGCAGCCTTCGTATTTACTAATCATAATCAGTCCGCTGGCAAGCTGGAGATTGCTGTTGTCAGACGATCTGGTCAGTGCCATCGTGTCCTCCAAAAGGTTTCCTCCCACATAGTCGTAGTCCGTTTCCGCAGGAGTCCAGCCTGAGTACTCGCTTCCTTCCTCCAACATCGGCATACATATCCATCCATTACCAGAGGCAGTATAACAAAATGTTCCGTCCACGGTTATGCCATTGTAGACAAAGATATTCACCTCGATAAACTCTGCGTCGCCCGTATTGAAGGTGTAGTTTACCTGCCTCCACTGGTTCACCTCGTTCTCCTTTATCTGCCACTGCATGTTACCTGAGGTGGCAGTAATTCTGTCCCCTCTATCGCCATTCAGCGCAGCCATCTTGAACACCTCCGAACGAACCAGTAAGTCCTTCGTGTCGCACTTTATCCATGCCGAGAAAGTGTAGTCGGTATTCTTCTTCACAGCGATGCCGTTGACGGCCCGTCCCCAGAAAAGTCCTTTGTACTGAGGCGTTCCGTTACCCGTCACCGAGAAGCGGATGGCATTATGGCCGTTCACACCTCCAGTAATCGTAGGCTGGAAGAGGCCGTCCGAATAATATATATCACCCTTCCTTGTCAATGACGTATCTCGCAGTAGGTTGTGTCGTCCCTGCTGGCTCTGAGTCACACTGAGAGTAATATCCTTAGCCGTCTGCTTGATAGTAGATGTGTAGGCGTTGAGAACGGTAGGATTACTTCCTTTCAGGTCGTTCTCCAATGCCTCAAACTTCGACTGATACTGCTTTGCCGTAGCCTTTACACTACCCATATACTTCGATACGTTCACCGAGAATGGAACTTGCGCAAAATAGACAACACCAGCGTAAGCAAATTGTGCGACCGCATAGCCTGATGTTGCAGAAACCCGTCCTTGATTTACACCACCAATAACCACGTCGTTCTTTGCAATATTACTGCCTGATACAGATACTTCGATATATCCATCCTTCTGTATTGCATCACATTTGCAATTTACGCACAAATTATCCTTTGAGTAAATACCGCTGCATTTATTCGAGATATTCAGGTTACCCTTCATTACCTTTACCTTCGCAGCCTTTGATATGCTAACAGGTACAATTCCATTGTCATCTGTGTCAAAAACGAGCGGAGCATCTTCTACAAGGATAGAGATAGCATCCTCTCCGTCTGTTCCTTTTGCTCCATCTTCTCCTTTATCGCCTTTAATGCCCTGTTCTCCCTTGTCGCCTTGGTCACCCTTCTGTCCATCCTTACCATTCCGAATGATAGGTATGTCACAGGTAGCGAGAATTTTGTTTGGATTATATTCGCTTCCCTCGCACATATCAACTCTTACCGAATTTAGCCCCGAATTACTTATCTCTTGCAACATACTGTAATAGCTATCGTACTTAGGCTCGAAGTCGATGGAAACAGAATCGTGATCAGATGGAGTATATTCGCTATACGCACTTCCGTCGTTAATGGTGAGTCGTAAGGTAACTGGACTTTCTTCCGTTGAAAAGCGATTGTCTCTCACGCCTTTCAACATCTTATAGCCTCTAACTACAAGATATTTGTCGCTCCCATATTCATCGCCCTTGTCGATATATCCATTCGTGTAGTCGATACTTCCATCAGAACTAAGCCTGATATAGCTCGGGGACGCCTCAAGGGTGTAGACAACAGCATCATCACCCTTCTCGCCCTGAGGTCCCTGGGCACCTGTTTCTCCTTTAGGTCCCTGCGCCCCCTGTTCTCCTTTTTCTCCCGACAGCACCTTCTGCCAGTCCGAAGTTCCGTCTTTCGGCTCCGAGTTGCAGCCGTCGGGGTTGACGCAAGTCCACAGTGCGTTATCGTGGTTCACCTGATCGTAATAGCTGTAACTCACGTCATTCTGCCACTCGCCTCTGTAATTAACAAGGTGTATCGTGTCGCCAGCACTCGATACCCATTCGATGGTTGAACTTACGATCTTTGAGCCGTTAGGCGAGAACGCGAATACCTCCTTGCCCTCATGCGAATATGAGCTAACGCCACGCAGACCCACTATGCGAGGTGTACCATTGCCAGTACTCTCAAGCATCAATACTCCTTGACGTGTTGCATCCTCACTGGCACCATCGAGCACGATAGTGTCGCCAGCTGCAGGCGTATCGCTGCCCGCCATGCAGTCAGTAGCCGACAATGTCACCCAGTCAAACAGTCTACCACCATACAGCGCCGTACCATCTGCAGCCGTGATGGTCACAGGCTGAGTGCTCACCTCTGTCACCAGTCGCCAGTAGCTCTTATTGCTCACACCCTCGTGTTTCCCTTCGAGGATATTGAAGCTTTGACAGCGTGCCTGGTCTTTCACGCGCCACAGGTTTTGCGTCGCCGTACTGCCATCATCTGCCAAGAGATAACACTTCCAGCCTGTCACAACACCCGATGCGGAGTATTGCTCTTCCACGTGCACAATTTTCGAGCCTGCGCCCGAAAGATATATATTTCCTCCTGCATAGGATAACTTACGAATCTCGAGCTCGTGAAAGATCGCCTTACACCACACCTCCAGCTCGCTCAGCGACAGGCGATAGCCGCCGTTCTTCGTGCGCGACAGCCCGAAGCCCTGCTGCGTATCCTCCTCGTAGTTAGCTGAACGCACAAAGCCGGTCTCGATGCCGCCCTGTGCCTTCAGCTTCTTCAGCATTTCCACCACATCGGCAAAGGAAGCTGCGCCCTCGATATTCACGTTTTTCTTAAACCCCACATTCCCCTCGAAGGTCTCGTCCTGATCCTTGCGTGCGAAGTGATCGAGCGCCTCTGCCGAGAGGTCCACCTCTCCAGCCTTCGTGGCATAACCTGCAGTGCCGGCATGTCCAGCCTGCTCTGCATACTGTGCGCTGCCTGCCTCCTTAGCCTTGTCTGCCTCAGACGCGCGCCCCGCCTTGCTGGCATATTCGGCTTCTGTCGCAATACCTTGCAGGCGGGTCACCCTGGTTGTACTGCCGCCCGACGCGCCCGTGTTCTTGGGCTTGGTGTATATCTTCGTTTTAATCATATTCTAACACGATTTGAATGTTGTTCTAAACTTTTTCTAAAGCAATAAGCCTCTTTTTACTTTTTTACCTTTAAAAGCAAGAAGGCCCTTTTTACCTTTTTACTTTTTTACCTTTTTACCTTTAATCGGTCTCTTTCATTGTCACCTGTGCGGTGCCTTCTGTCAGATTACGACTGATACCCTGTACGGCGAAGGTCTTGCCGATGGCAGGATGCCGGTAGAGGTTGAAAAGCGACACCGTGCCGCCTTCGTCCATAAAGTTCTGTTCCATCAGCACCTTCGGCTCGTGCCATTCCTCCCAGTAGTCGTTCACGTAGTGCTGTTCTGGCTTCGCCTGTTCCTGCGTCCGCCTGTTGTATATTGAGAGCAGCGGTGTCGAAGTAGCCGTACATAGCGGAGAAGAGAGGAACACACTGTTGCCCACGCCCAGCTTCTTGCAGTCCGCGGCTGTCAGCGCGGTCGTGATCTTGAACTCCAGGTCATCCTTCTTATTGACGAAGGCCTCCTGCGTGTCGCTCATATACACGATGTCGCTGTCGCCAGCTGGCACCTCAGCCTTACCATTGTCGCTAACCACCTTCACCTCGAATTTCTCCACCATGATTGACGAGGTGTGCGCCAGGAGCGGCACGCTGCGGGTCGACCATTTCGTGTGCCGCCAGAACGAGGGATGTCGCCTCACGATCTCTTCCCACGTAATGTTCACAGGACCGAGGATGATGAATTTCACCTGTCCGCTCACCTTGTCCTCATACCTCACAGGGATGGCAGTGCCTTCTGCGTCTATGCCGTCGTAATACCACACGTTGTTCTGCACATCGAACACCGTACCCACCATCTTGTCGCCTATTTTCGGATCTACACCGATGGTGAAACTCTGTGCGTAGTATTCATCATCACTGCCGCACTCGGCCTTGGTCTTGTACTTCTGCCACACGTAGTCCTGCTTCTCGCCGTTGCCAGTACCCGCTGTGTCCGTGCCGAGCTTCTCGCCCGGAGCCTTCTCCACCACGCATTTGTCGCCCACGATGAGCATACACGCCAGGATGGGCACCTTCGACAACTTGTCTGTGCGGTCGCCATACGCACTGTACTGATACTCATACTCCTGCGGACCTTCTGCCGTGTAGGGTATGAAGCCTGGGTTTCCCTCTATGTCGGGTCCCTTGTTCCAGGCACTGCCCGTTATCGCTGCCGCCTCCTCGTGCCAGTGCTTACGGGTGTAGTATCTGCCGTCGCTGTTGTTGCGGCTCGGCACCGTCTTATGCCAATAACCGGGGAACAGCTGTGGATGTTCCTGCTCGTACAGGAATCTGTCGTAGAGTGTCGTACAGTAGTCCGTCATCCTCATCAGTGGGTTTAGCACCATCTTGCCCGATATCACTATATAGTTGGTCACCATCGGGTCGGCTGGCGACAGCACACCGCCCGCCACGTTGCCAGTATATTCCGCGCAGGGTATGGCGTTCTTGATGTCGTTTGCCGATGGCCGGTACTCACCCTCCGTGTCCTTGCCGTTGCCGTTGGTCGTTATCACCATGTAGTCGGTCATGCTGATGCTTGCCGTGGGTGAGTTGTCCGAGCCGTCGCCTCTTTTCTGCACCTTACCCGTGCTCACTATCAGCGCCGCACACATCATCTTGCCCAGCATGTCTATCAGCTGCGTCTGGTCTGTTCCGCTTGTCAGTTCCAGCATGTTCCTGCCGTCGGGCGCATAGAAGGTCCATCGGGGATGATTCTTTACCAGCGCGAACCAGTCGGTCACCTTCGCACCGTCGTAGGTCGTCTTACCCTCGTTCATCACCATCTCCTCGATGCCGTCATACGCAGCCCAGCCCTCACCGTCGGCACTGTACTCCGTCAGCAGCAGCTGGCGCTTGCCGTACACACTCTCCAAGGAGTCGCTGTCTAACGGGTCGTCCACCAGTTCCTCTGTCTTCGTCACGCTCGCCGTCAGCAGCAGCTGGTTGTAGGTCTCGCCGATGCTTATCTGTGTGTCGCAGTCTGCCACGATGGCCGTCTCCACCGTCACCTTCTTCGGCATGGTCCGTATATTTTTCAGGCTACCATCTATGTTGTGCCATATCGTAGCCTCACCAGCCCTTATCGTCTCCCAGCTGAAGATATACATCCTCCAGCCGTCCTGCACGATATGCAGGTTGAGATAGCGCAGCACCTCGCTCAGCACATCCTCCTGTGTCCACACGTCGTCCTCCTCGTCGCCAAGAAAGAGCAGCTCGCTGATGCTTAGGTCGTTCAGGATGGAGTAGTGGCGGGCGTTGGTAGCGTCGATAGCCTTCGACCCGTCGTACAGCACGGCCGTCTTTCTGCCGCCCGATATATCCAGGTTCTCCGTCACCCCCGTCAGTATCTCGCTCACGATGTCATGGAAGCTGCGCTGGCTGGCCTGCAGCTTCACGCTCTCATACGACGAGCCTGCGGTGCCCACGTTCCGATAGGTGCTGTATTGTAGTGCACCCAGTGCGTCCACACACGTCAGCTCCACCTCGTCCCACACCTCATTGTAGCCTTGCGAGAATGCCTGAGGCTCCAGGTAGCCGGCAAACACACAGCGACCGCCCTCGTAGATGTTCACCACCGCGTCACGGCACGACGAGCAGAAGAAGTCTGCCACATAGTTGCGGCACAGCAGCCTCACGCTCGCCTGACTCATCAGCAGCACGTCGAAGCTGTCGTTCACCTGTGTGCTCGTCTCCACAGGGTCCTCGCTCCAGCTGATGTCGCTTCCCTCGCCACCTATCTCCACCTCCTTCGTGCGGTCCCCGTGGGTCAGTATCTCCACCTTCACCTCCACGTCTCTCTCGTTACAGTAACTTCCGTGTATATACATATCTGCTTTTTTACTTTTTTTACCTTTCAATCAGCAAGAAGGCTCTTTTTACCTTTTTACTTTTTTACCTTTTTACCTTTCAATCAGATCTTAATGTTCGAGCGTCTGCGATTAGAGCGGGTCTCGTTAGCTGTCACCAGTACGATGTCCCTGCCTCTTATCTTGCCCACCACGCTGCCAGCCTTCACGCCGCCTGCGCCTCCTGCCATCAGTCCCGTCAGCACGTCCGTGTTCACCGTCGGCTGCATCCTGCCGTTGGCGATGGCGAAGAGTTGGGCCTGCTGGGCGGCGTTTAGTATCATCTCGCCCGAGTTCACACGAGCCAGTACTCGGTCGCCGCTCTTGCTGTTGCCGCCCACGATACCACCTGTGGCAAACTGGCTGATCGTCGCCACCATGCTCACGAGCTGCGCTGTACCCGATATTCCGAAGGCTAACCATGTTATCCAGCTCTGCTTAGCAGCATCGGTCATCGCTGTGGCCAACGACAGCGCTAATTGTCCGATGGCTGCCATCACCAATCCTGCCTTGGCTGCTGCCGAGTCGCCACCCAACTGCTGCATGGCACCACCCAGAGCCTGGCAGGCCGTACCGGCTGCAGCGAAGCCCTTAGCGGTAGGGTCGACTATGCCCTGGATATCTGTCATCGCCTTCCTTACGCCCTCAAAGTTGCCCAGGTCTACATTGCCTAAGCCCTTGATCTTTTCGAAGTCTTCCATCTTCTGCGTCAGCTTCTCCAGGCGCTTGGGGTCGGCCTGCACCTGCAGAGGGTGCTCCTTCAGATACTTCTGCATGTCGTCGAACGACTCCTGCAGTTGCTCTGCCATGGGTTTGATGGCTTTCTTCACCTCTATGGGTGGCGGAACCTCCACGCCTATGCGTACCTTCAGGAAGTAGAGGTCGCGCTGCAGCGCCTCCATCTCGTTGTTGAGCGACTTGGCGGTTGCCTCGTTGGCAGTGGCGTAAAGCTGTCTCTTTTTCTCGTCAATGGCCTTTGTATACCAGTCGATGCTACCCTTCTGTGGGTCGTCTTCATTGTCGGTCACGGACGGGGTATGGTTGGTAGTTCCGCCACTTCCGACTCTGCCGCCTGTGCCACCTGTGCCGGAAGTTATTTTGCCCGCATCTATCAACCCGTTACTATTGGCAGCTGAAGCCATTTGCTTCTTTGTGTCTTCTATCTGCTTAGATAGATTATTAATGGAATTATCAATCTTGGCCACTTGTTTGTCGCCCGAAACGTTGGTGCCATTATACCGCTCTGCACCCACCTTGGTGAACCGCCACTGCCCGTCATTACCAACTCTTCCGTATCTTTCGCTTCGCCAGCTTTCAGGTACAACATCCCCTTCCTTAGCATGTCTTCCGCCTTTTTTAGCATCATTAGCTATATTCTGTACAACCTTATTTTTCTGCTCTACAAGGCCAATCTGCTTCTGATACAGTTCGGTCAACTTGGCAGCATAGGCGGCAGCCTGCGCTCTTCGGGTAAAGGCTTCCACCACGGCACCCGTATTCTTCCGAAATATGTTTTCAGCATCAGCCACTCCGTTTACCTTGATCTTTAGCTCGGCAAAGGCCGACTGATTGTTTTTTATCCATGCGGTTTTTTCATGCTCACTGCGCAGGTTCTTCCAGCCATCTTTCAGCTGTTCGTATTTTGCTATCAGGTTAGCGTAGGTACTCTTCAGCGTGCTGTCATAGGCAATCTGTATATTGTCAGCTGCTTTGGCTTCTTCGCTCGCCATATTTTTTGCACTCTCCGCAGCCTGAGTATTTTTATTTATGAGATGATCGACAATTTCAGTAAGAGCCACAATAGCGATACCTGCAACTGTAGATATCAACAAACTACGAATTGCGAGTTTTAAGGTCTCAGCACTCACGGCTGCTCCTCTCATAGTGGCAGAACATACTTTTACGATAGGGGAAAACGCAGCCACAATGAGCGAAGTTACCTTAGTTGATACTCCCAATGTCTTCATTGCTACAGCAAGTTGTGCCACTGAAGAAATAGTAATAGTTAACTGCGAGCCAAAATTAAGATAAGGCAGCACGTTGCCGATGTACGACTGAATAGAGTCCGTAAATTCGCCAAACTGATTGTTTAACATCTGCAACTTCGCCTTTCCCGTGCTCGCTATGATATCAAAGGCATCGTCGACGGTGCCAGCGCTGTCCTTCATGTCGGCTACGTTCTCCCTGAACTTCTCCGCCAACTTGCCTGTCAGTGGCGTGAGGGCCCGAAGGCTCTCTGCGCTGCCGAACAGCTTTCCATACACCTCCTGCTCCAGAACTCCGCTCGATGCAGAATACTGCTTCACGCTCTTGTCGAGAGATACAAGGAACTGCTCCATGCCGCCTGCAGCCTTGATGGCAGCCGCGTCAAACTGAATACCCATCTGCTGAGCCATCTCTGCAGCCTCGCTCGATGGCTTGATAAGAGCCGCAAAAATAGCCGCCAACTGAGTGCTCACCTCGGCAGTATTACCGCTCACACCCGTCAGCGTGCTGAAGGTCGCCATCAGCTCGTCCACGCTCACGCCAAGGGTGGCAGCCTGAGAGGTGACACGTGGCAGCGCCTGCGCTAACTGCTCAAAACTCGTAACACCATTCTTGGCCGTGAGCTGTATTTTATCCTGGATAGAACCTGCAGCATCCCAGTCTAATCCGTAGTTCTTAATAATGGTAGAAGTAACTTTCACCGTTTCCCCAAGGTCAGCAATACCACCCACCGAAGCACGAGCCGATTTGTTAAGGAATTCTAACCAGTTATCCTCGGGTACACCATTGGAAACAACCTGATAAAGACCATTTGCCAACTCATCGCGGGCAATAGGTATTACATGAGAAAGCTCCGCGACTTGGTCCTTTAGGTTGGCAAAATCCTCTCCACTCTTTCCTGCCATTGTGTTAGCAGAAGCCATGGCAGCACCAAAACTCCGACTTTCTTCTGTCAGGTCATTCAGCGAGGTGGCGATATTGTTCACGGCGTCCTGTAGCCCCTGAAACGCAAAAGCTGACCGGGCGATAGTTTCTTGGATACTTGCCCACGAAGTCTTTGTTTTATCAACGGCATTGCGCAGTTCATCTACAGTCGTCCGAAGTTGCACAACTCTTTCTTTGCCATCTACGTTGAGCTTTATTTTAAATTGTACGTTATTTGCCATTTTTTCTTCCTATATAATTTGGTTATATCCGACTTTTTTGTTATATTTGCAGCGTGTAATACTTAAACAAGAGCATCATGAATAAGGATGATATTAGAAACAACAGTCACTTTCCGTTTGGAACGATATGTATGATAGCCTATATTTTCGCCATCATAAGTTTATGTATGTTTTGGACTTGCATATTTTTTGTTTCATTGATCATAGGTGTCATCTGCATGATACTCGCCATTTTCCAGGCAGATGACTCTGGCGGAACAATCGGTGGGGGCGGCTTGCCTTGGCGTCTATAGTCCCGCTCGTTTCTTAGCCTCCCTGTACCGCTCCATGATTTCCTCACGGCTCTGACCATTTTGTCGACTTCGGCAAGATGTTGCCTTCTGTTCTTCATTTTCCCATGGGAACTTCATGAAGTCCTGCGCCCTCAGCTGCTTCTTCGAGTAGGGCTGCAGAGAGCACAGGCACTGCATCCTCATACGCTCCCACCTGCCACGCTCCAGGTCCGTCTCCCGCTGCCACCATGCGTCATACGCCGCATAAAACTCAGAAGGGGTGCATCGGCAGAAGTCATCCTTGCTCATACCCATACACCCCATCGCTACGCCCTGCAGATGCTCCACATCCGTTGGCTCATATTCGCAGCCATCAGCCGACGAAGCTTCGCCGGCTATTTTTTTTTATCTTCACCCGTCTGTGCCATCGCCTCGTTCCAGGCGTTCAGGTCGTCGGGAGTAATCTGGCAGCAGAACGTCTCAAAGTCCGTCTCGAAGTCCACTCCGTCGGCCTTGCAAGCACACTTCACGCAGCACCACATAAACATCAGCAGCTCCTCGATGTCGCCACCGCTCATCTGGCTCACATCCTTCTGCATGTTGCGCTTATACAGCAGCATGGCGCCCATCGTCAGGCGGCAGGGCAGCTCCCTGCAGCCTACGGTGATATATGATATACCTTTGTTCATAACTTTTAGTCTACTACGTTTTGATTACCCTCGTCGGCAGAGCGGCCCGTTGTGGCTGCCGCCTGCAGACCTGTTGTCTGTTTCTCCACCTTGCCGCAGTTCTCCAGCTGGATGGAGTACTTCGAGTCGTCGCCTGCCTGGGCGTCGAGGTCCAGCGAGGTGATAATAAACTTACCCTTGTAGCCACCGGCTGTCTTGCCCGAACGGCTGCCTGCCTCGCGCACGTTGTATGCCACGTCCACAGGAGTGCCGCTTATCTGCATATCCTTCAGCTGGTCGTAGGTAGGAGCATCCGTGGTTCCGTCTGTGCACACCACGCCGTCCGCACTGATACTCTCCGAGTAGCTCTTCACGTACTTCTCCTTCCACTTGCCGCTCGCAGCCTCCTTGGTCACTCGCTCGCCGGTCTCCGTCTGCGTCGTTATCTTACAGCCGGTGCTGAAGGCAAGCGCACCGCCACCCACCGACAGGATGAGGTCGGTTCCGTCTAATATATGTTCCATATTCTATTCTCTTTTTTTAATGATTACTGATAAATAAACTATAAAGGTCAATCCGATAACCGCATACGTCCACATCGCCCAGTCGCGTTCGGGAGGCTTCTTCTCTTCCACGCTTTCCACACCGTTATAACGGCTTTCTGATGCCGTTCTATTCGTTTTAGAAGAAGAACTCACCGAAGTGCTACCAGCTGACTCCTCGCCCTCTGTATGATTCTGCCCCTTCGACCGTCCACGTCCCTCGATGCGATAACCGCCGCCATCTATCGGCATGACGAGCCACGTCTGTTCCCACTGATTATCAGCCGTCGTGCTTGACCTCGTCTGGCTCATCGTCAGCGTCGTGTCGCGGCTTACGCTGCTGTCTTGGCTTGCGCTGCTTGCCTGTTGTGTCTGTTGCGTCTGCGTCAGCGCCGTCTTCTTGGTTCTGCAGCTCGCCGCTGACAGGACAAGAAGCACGATGAGGACACAGCTGTATAGCCTCGATAGCCCTTGTGAGGCGGTTGAGCGCATAGCGCGTGCGGGCGTTCTCGCGGTTGAGTTCCCCGATAGCCTTTGCATTATCTTCTGCTGCATCGTTCAGTTCTTTTTGTTTTGCTAAGAGTTCCTTGCTCACGTCGCCATACATCTCCTTGAAGGTGTCGTGTATGCGCTTCGCCTGCTCGGCCTCCTTCACTTTTCGATTGGCTATCCAGGCGATGGCAGCACCTATGCCGCCGCTCGGGATAGCCCACTGCAGGATGTTCATAATCATGTCTGTCATCGCCTTTCTAACCGTTTGAATTTAATGTTAAGTATATGATGAAGATTTGAAGCCTCATTAAGAAGCCTTATAGCCGCTGTAGATCACACCGCCGGCATCCTCCTTCTTTGGCATACAGATGAAGTAGTGGCGATAAGACACTAAGTTGCGCTGATACTGAGGATCACTCTCCGCAGGGCTGTAGTACATCTTCGTCTCGCCTGTGGCCTTGAACACACGGGGCACGTAGAATGCGAACGAGCACTGGAACTCGCCTGCCTTAGGTGTGGCGCCAAGGGCGTTCTTCACGCCTGCAGTACTGTAGGTAGGACAGGCACCGTACTCGTAGATGTCGAAGCCATAGAGGCGGCCTACAGTACCGTCGTTGCGGTTGATGTTATACTGCTCCTTGAATGCCTGGTCGGTCTCCAGGAGGTCGTTCACGTGGTCCGTACAGAGCACCAGACGGCGGTCAGTCACAGGCACGCCTAATGCGTCGAGCTTACGCTTCAGAGCCACAACGTCGTCAATGCAGAGCTTGATGCGCTTGGTGGCGGCGTCCACTGCGCCGGTAGTAACGAGCACAGGGGTCTTGTCTGTGTTCTTCGTAGGACAGAGCGCATGGGCTGCCTTGGCATACTTGGCATCGTTCAGGGCGTTGGCACAACTTTCCTTCACGCGGGCCATCTTGTCGTAACTGAGAGCATACAGCTCGTCGTCGGTCACTGGCACCACCTTGGTCTGGAACTTGTCAAGCGAGAAGGTCTTATCGCCGTCTTTCAGATCCTGGACATCCAGTGGGTAGGTGGTGTTGTTGACGAGCACCTGTGGGTCGGCACCCACATCTACGAGGTGAATCACGTCGTTGTTAACGATCGAACTCTGGTCGGGCACACCGTTGAGCCATGCTGCATCCAGTTTTCCGCGGAGAGCCTTGATCAGCTCACCTGTCCACACCTCTGTCAGCACACTATCATAGGCTGCATCCTCAGGCATGAAGCCAGGCACCGCGATGGCGATGAGACTGGCCACGATAGCACCGCCAATGGCGCTGCAGCCCAACAGCGTTGCGATAATTCCACCCACAATGGCATTGAAGAGCAATGCCGTCATAATCTTGATAATTGTTTTCTTTTTCATTGTCGTTTTTATTTTTTACCTTTTTACTCTTTTACTTTTTTACCTTTAAAAAGCAAGAAGGCTCTTTTTACCTTTTTACTTTTCTACCTTTTTACCTTTAAACATTACGCAGGTTCAAAGCCGTACTCCGCCTTGTAGAGGCGCACGAATTCATCGTGATGGTTATCATGCAGGTCCATCATCACGTTGGCTGGCACGGCACTCAGCTTCTCGTACTTCGAGTAGTCTTGTGGGTCTGCCACGATATTACCCTTGTCGGTTCGGTGTAGGGTTGCCGTAATCTTGCCCTGAGGCTGCATGGCCGACAGGGTGAGATTCAACTGCTCCAGACCCAACTTCTTGCCCAGTTCCACGAAGTGATCCTTCATGCCTGCAGCAAGTCGCTTCTCGGCGATGGCGGTTTCCACCGCACGTGTGACAGCGGCCAACTCCACGGCCTGCTGCTGCGCCTGGAGTGTCTGTACCTGGTTCTCCAAGGCGGATACCTTACCTGCCGCAAGACTGAGGCTTGCGAGCTTCTCATTCACTTCTGCTTCCGTTGCGGTCTCCTTCAGACCCAACTTGATCGCTAAATCTTTTAATTCCATTTCTTTGTTTTTTAATGGGGTTTTACTTACATTATCTAATAGGGGAAGAACGCCGTCGATGGCATTCTGTCCTGCTGAAAGTGAGATTGTCTTACCTTCATGAGTGAGCACGATGGCGTCATCATTGCCGCCAATATCCACCACACTCACCTCGATGAGTTTCGATTTCGTCACCGTCGGACGCTGTTGACCCTCAACGAGCAACTGCTTGTCGTCGCTCATCTCCAAGATCTGGAAGTTCGCGCTCACCATTTTCACGCTACCAAACTCACATTGCTTCTTCAGCTGCTTAGACAAGTCCGTAGCCTCGTCAAACACCAGCTCACCCGTCACGTCCTGGCCTTCCACCTTTATATCCTTCACCAAGCCCACCACCTTGCCGCGCTCGTGCATATAGAGCAGCACCGGGTTGCGCTGATACTGCGCCAGGTCGATACCTGATGTAAGGATTCGAGTGCCGTAGCAGTTCACGCTCTCATTACTGATTCTTACTCGTTTACCTTTGCTCATATCTTTTTTACTTTTTTACCTTTTTACCTTTAAAAGCAAGAAGGCTCTTTTTACCTTTTTACTTTTTTACCTTTTTACCTTTAAAAGTTTTTTTCGGATGCAATATTACTAACTTTTCGCATATCCTCCAAAAAAGTATGAAATGCTTGCACACTTCCGTGAAGCCGCTGCACACTATTTTTGCAGATTGCCCAAAAAGTCGCAATTTTGCAATACCAAACCCGCAGGGCATCAAGCTCCTCCGTGGTTTTCTATTCACATTATAACAATATTAGAATATGACAAAAGCAGAATTAGAACGTAAGAAGAACCTCGCCCGAACCCTCTATATGGCGGGTAAGGAACAGGCCGAGATAGCCGAGCAGATTGAGGTATCAAGGGTGACAATATCCAAGTGGGCCAACACGGAGGGATGGAAAGAGCAGCGGGCCGCCAAGAACGTCACACGTCCGGAGCTGGTCAACAAACTCCTCCTTACCATCGACACCCTCATCAGTCAGGTCAACGAATCCGGCGACCCGGACAAGATATCCGGACTGGGCGACCGATTGGCCAAACTCTCGTCCGTCATCCAGAAACTCGACAAGAAAGCCAACGTGGTGGATGCCATCGAGGTGTTCATGGCATTCTCGAAGTGGATGCAGTTCCGTGCTCAGACCGACCCGAACATCACACCCGAACTTCTCAAGACATTCAACTATTACCAGGATCTCTTCATCTCCGACAAGATGAACAATGGTTTCAGTTGCGAACTCTAAGGTATAACAATAATAATTAGAAGCAAAGAAGGATGGCTACACTATCAGAGAAGAAACAGGCCATCGAGGCGTGGCGCGAACACTGCAAGCAGATAGCAGCGCTCACCGACACCTCGCTCATGGCGCCCGAAAGCAAGACAGAGCGGAAGAAACGCATTGCTTCCCTGCAGAGGGACTATGCTGCCTTCTGCGAATATTATTTCCCGCACTTCCTGCAGCTCAAGGATAAGACCACCGGCAAGGTGCTGCGCACCATCCACAATGCGCCGTTCCACAACCAGGCTGCCCGCAAGGTGAAGCAGACGCCCAACCTGAAGGCGGTGTTCATGTGGCCTCGTGGTCACGCCAAGAGCACCCATCTGGACGTTTTCCTGCCCCTGTGGCTCATGTTTCAGCCCCTCAGACTCATCAACTTCATGGTCATCGTGGGCAAGAGCGAGGATGCTGCCTGCCGACTCTTGGGCGATATACAGGCTGAGTTAGAATACAACGACCGACTCAAAGCGGATTTCGGAGAACAGAAGCCTAACGGCGGCGACTGGACCGATGGTGAGTTCAAAGCGCAGTGCGGCGTCAAGTTCCTCGCCTGTGGCCGTGGTCAGAGTCCTCGTGGTCTGCGCGACCGTGAGGCACGTCCCGACTATATCGTCATCGACGACCTTGATGACGATGAGCTCTGCAAGAACGAGAAGCGCGTCCGTGAACTCACCTCGTGGGTCAAGTCGGCTCTCTTCGGTTCCTTGGACGTGGGCCGTGGCCGCTTCATCATGGTGGGCAACCTCATTTCCAAGAACTCCGTGCTCTTCAACATCGCCCACACCAAGGGCGTGTTCCTCTCCAAGGTGTATGCCGTGGACAAGAACGGAGACCCTACATGGCAGGAGAAATGGACGCGCGAGGAGGTGGATGCCTACCGTGAATTCGTGGGCTATCGAGACTGGAACAAGGAGATGATGCACAACCCCATCAAGGACGGTACCATCTTCCGGCACGAATGGATCAAGTATAAGCGTATGCCGAAGCTCTCGAAGTACAATGCCTTAGTCTGCTATACCGACCCGTCGTGGAAGTCCACCACCGAGAACGACTACAAGGCGTGCCGACTCTGGGGAAGCATCGGCAAGGAACTGCACCTCATCGACTGCTTCGTGCGCCAGGAAACCACAGGCGCCATGGTGAGATGGCTCTACAATCTCTACGAGCGAAGCTTGGAAGAGGGAGCAAGCATCCAGTTCCTCATGGAGGCAAACCTGATGCAGGATACCGCCCTCGATGAGTTTGCCGCCGAGGGCGACCTGCGCGGCTACCAGCTGCCCATCACGGCCGACAACCGCAAAAAGCCCGACAAGCTGCAGCGCATCGAGTCCATAGCTCCACTCTGGGAGCGTGGCGTGGTGTTCTACAACGAGGCGCTCCGAGACTCCGAGGATATGCAGGTGGGCATCGACCAGACACTCTCGCTCGAACATGGCAGCCGTGCGCACGACGATGCGCCCGATGCCGACGAGGGCGCCATCTATATCCTCCAGAAGCAGGGCAGAGTGGCTGCCTTCGTTCCGAGAATAGTCAAGAGAATGCGCCCAAAGAATTCATGGTAACAAAAACATTTCTAATTTCTCATTAAATTATGAGTTTCATCACACAGGAAGACTTCAAGGTCGTGAGCAGCGAAGCTTCGCTCAAGGCCATCACGGGTGCCGACCCGGATAACATCAGCAACGCCATTGCGGAGGCACAGGAGGAAGTGGCAGGCTATCTGCGACCTAAGTACGATACCGACCGCATCTTTGCCACCCAAGGCGACGAGCGCAACCGCCAGCTCGTCATGTACACCGCCGACATCGCGCTCTACAACATGTCTGCATCGCTCCCCAACCGTATGGGCTACGAGACCCGCAAGGAGCGTTACGAGCGGGCCGTCAAGTGGCTCGAGGGCGTACAGGCGGGCAAGATAGTACCCGACCTGCCCGTCGCCACTGACGAGTCGGGCAACGACATCTCGCAGGGAGGTGTCCTGGCATACGGCAACGGGCCCGACCGCCACAGCTGGTAAAGTATTAGTCGGAATAATAATCGGTAAGAAGGCTCTTTTTACCTTTTTACTTTTAAATTAAACATTAAACGAAAATGGCAAGATTGAACATAAATAGAGCCAAAGACCGCATAGAGGATGCCTGGAGAGCATTCCTCGGCCGACCGCAGCTCTGGAGAACTAAATATGGTAACATCGAACTGGTAGGCAAGAACAACCGCCGACAGGTGGAAAGCATCATTGCCAAACTGCAGCGTACCACCGAAGCACTCACCAAGGGCGACATACAGAAGTGGCGCCGTGCATGGCAACTCGCCATCAGCGTGGAAAGCCCCAACCGCCAGGCGCTCTACGACATCTATCGCGACACCGAGATAGATGCCCACCTCTCTGGCTGTATCGACCAGCGAAAGGGCTTCGTCATGTCTCGCTCTTTCAAGTTGGAGGACAAGAACGGCACACCCAACGACGACCTCAACCACTTCCTCGAGCAGGAATGGTTCGTGGAGTTCTGCCGCCTCGTGCTTACTACTCCCTACTGGGGGCACTCGCTCATCGAACTCGGAGACCTCGGTACCGATGGAGACGGATGCCTCGCTTATAACAGTGTGTCGTTGGTGGACCGCAAGTACGTCATACCCGAGCACCACCGCGTCATCACCGACCTCGGACAGGACTGGACTACGGGTATCGACTACCACGAGCCGGAATGGTTCGGCAACCTCATCGAGGTGGGCAGACCCGACGACCTCGGCCTCTACCTCAAAGCTTCGCTCCACTGCATACCTAAGAAAAACGTACTGGCGGCATGGGACGTCTTCAGCGAGATCTTCGGCATGCCGCTGCGCGTTGCCACCACCAGTTCCAGGGATCAGAAGGAGGTAGACCGTATCGACGACATGATGGCGCGCATGGGTCAGGCCGGCTATGCCGTACTGCCTACGGGCACAGAAATCCAAATCGTAGAAAGCGCCAAGAGCGACGCATTCAATGTTTACGACAAGCGTGTGGATCGTGCCAACTCTGAAATCTCCAAACTTATCATCGGTCAGACTATGACCATCGAGGACGGTAGCAGCCTCTCGCAGAGCCAGACCCACCTGAAGGTGTTTGAAAACTTAGTGGAGAGCGATGCCAAGTTGCTCGCCAATACCATCAACAACCAGCTGATTCCTCGCATGATCAGCCACGGTTTCCCTCTGCAGGGTTATCACTTCGCATGGGATGACAGCCCAAGCTACACCCCGGAGCAGCAGATGGAGTACGAGAAGATGATCTCCGACCGATACGAGGTGGACGGCAAGTACTTCGCCGACAAATACAATATGCCCGTGGGTGAACGCATCCAGCAGCCTTCACTCTTCGGCAGTGAACCTGCAGATCCAAAGGAAGACCCAAAGGACAACAAAAAGGACCTGAAGAATTTTTTCGACTGAGCCCCGAAGCTTACGAGGGGCTACACTCGAGATACAAGGAGATACTGAAGGGCATGGACGTGCCGCCATTCATATCTTTGACCAAAGAGGAGGATATTGAAGAAATAGCAAAGAAATGGGCAAGCGTTATCAGTAATAAGTATGCAAGAGAAGATGCCGAAGAGGCTGCACGAATTGTGTTAAGAAGTGGGATTACAGAACTACCCGATTTGCGTGAGGCAGATTTAGGAGGAAAAAAACGTTATTTTGGTCTAACTCGTGCAGATTTCCACGCTGCTATATGCGAAGGAGCCACCAGTTTTATCAGGATAAATAAACGTGCTTATAAAACATGGAAAAAGGATTCTGACGATGCAGTACGGGGAGGATGGCATGCACAAGGAAACACCATCTTACACGAATTAGGACATTATATCGACTTTTGTAATGATCCCGATTTCTTTCGATCGGTCGAACACGAATGGAAATTGGACAACGTGGACAGGAAATTTGTCAAGAAGCAACTGTCAGAGTATTCACTTACCAATCGTGCCGAGTTTGAGGCGGAACTGAACTCAGCAATACTTAGTGGAAAGGTTTTCCCTGAGGAAATCCTTGAACTCTCCCGCATGAAACAGACAAAAACTCCTATTGCCAAGCAACTACTTAACTACGGCTCTGGAAAGAAAGTTTGTTTGCCTAACGAAGACCTCACAAAAAAGTACAAGAACGCACTCAAGGCGATGTTCCGCCAAGAAGGCAGCACCTTTACCGTTGACATCCTTGGCAATAAGGATGTACAAGAGTTTATCAGCACCCACGCCACGATGCTTAATAATAGCTTCGTTCAAGTCAAGATGAGCGACAAGATGCGCGAACGGCTTACCCGCTCCAACTACATCTTCTCGGGCATCAAGACGTTCCACGAGCTCAACGAGGCTTTCCCTTCCATGCTCGATGAGAACGGCAATAAAAAGCCGTTCGAACGCTTCCTGAACGATGTCCGGAAGATCAACGACACCTACAATGCCAACTATCTGCACGCTGAATACAACTTCGTACAGGCTTCTGCCACCATGGCGGCGAAGTGGGAACAGTTCAGCGAGGACGGCGACCGATACTACCTGCAGTACCGCACGGCCAAGGATGACAAGGTGCGCCCGGAACACGCTGCCCTCGATGGGGTGACACTCCCGATGAGCGACTCTTTCTGGGAAACCTATTACCCGCCGAATGGATGGAACTGCCGCTGTACCGTGGTACAGGTGCGCAAGCAGAAATATCCAGCCACAGAGCACGCTGAAGCCATGAGCAGGGGCGAGGAAGCCATGAACGGCGAACGATACAACATTTTCCGCTTCAACAGTGGCAAGCAGGGCAAAACCATGCCCGACTACAACCCCTACACCATCAGGCGGTGTAATGACTGCGATGTGGCGAAAGGAAAGCTGACTCTAAGTCTCCCCGACAGCGAGATATGTGCAGCATGTAAATTCGTACAAAATTGCGCCCTGAATAGAGATAAAACAGAAGCGTGTGTAAGCAAGAAGGAACTACTCCAGTCTTCAGAAAACTTCACAAAGAAATCTGAAAGCTTGCAAACAGGTAACTACTTCCAGACCAAAAAGACACTACGTCTCGGACTGGATCATGCCAGGACCGCCGAAGAGGTCGCTGCGCAGAAATGGATAGCACAGCATTTGGAGAACCTCCGATTCGTTCGGTTCAGCCCTCTTGGCGAAGTAAAGGATATGACATCCGAGATAGATATAAGAAATATCAAAAAGAAAAAGGATAGAGGTGCCACCGGGTATAATGAATACGAAATTGAAATCAGCGGAGAAACTTGGCAGCTTAAGACTGAGATAAGGAAAGACAAAAAAGAAACTCTTTACAATGCCTTTAAAAAGAAATAGCTCCAAACATCCACGCGGCTCGTCGAAGGAACCATTGGGACGTTGAAGCTATTTCCACCGCAAAGATACAATAAACTTTTTAAACTCGCAAGAATATGGAAGAAAAAAAAGACTATACCTCGTTTTTTAATGAAGTCACTAAACAACAAAACGAGAAAGCCATGAAACCATGGAATGAAATAGACACTATAAAAATAGTGATACCAGCAAAGATAGAAGCCCCACGCATAAGCCTACGGGACAAAATATTGCTGCATGAACAAAATGGCGTCCGTAAGATATCTCATGAGAACCATAGTTTGGGCGATCTTTCTTGCTTTCTCCTTCAAGTACGCAGTAAATTTTTAACATTGTTATATAGTATCGACACATACAATATATACCCGCCACAAGAGATAGAAATAGTAACGACGCACCGACAGCTAACAGAGTCACTTTCTGCAGGGGTTGTTGATGTGTATCACAAAGGGCAGTTAGTAGTCCAATCACAGTGGAGTCTATCACGGTCAGGTGAGAAACTAATTTTTGAAGTAACATGTCCACGTTTTGTTTCTCGGCAGTTAGCTGCTCTACATTGGAAGTATTATCCCCAACTTTTAAAATAGTATCAGTCATAATCTATCAATGTTTTAAGTTATACGATACGCAAACTTATAATAAACATTTCAATTCTACAAGGATATGAGCAAGAAAAATCAAAATTATGATGAATTTATAGAAAAATTCAAACCGAAGAAGACAACAGACGACTGCTATACCCCCCCACCTGTGTATGAGGCGGTACTTGGCTGGGCACGCGAGCACCTCGATATTGGCGACCGCCCTGTGGTACGCCCGTTCTATCCTGGAGGAGATTTCGAGCACTTCGACTACCCCGACAACTGCGTGGTAATAGACAACCCTCCGTTCTCCATCTTCTCGAAGATTTGCAACTGGTACGTAGAGCGTGGCATTCCGTTCCTTCTCTTCGCTCCAGCCATGAGCAGCATCAGACAGAACGTCACCTATATCGGTGTATCATGTAGTATCACCTACGAGAACGGGGCGAATGTGAATACCGCATTTGTCACCAACATGATGGGCGATATCATCTGCACCACTGCTCCCGACCTCCACGAATCCGTAAAGAAGGCCAATGATGACAACCTGAAGCAAAGCAAGAAGACCCTCGCAAAGCTTTCCTTCCCCGACTGCGTGCTTCGGGCCACCACGCTGCAAACCATGAGCCGTGCGGGCGTCGAGTTCTGCGTAAGAAGAGAGCAGGGCTGTGTGGTCGGTCAGGCGTGTGAAAACAAAAAAGGAGAGTTCGGCAATAGTATCCTACTGTCTGATATAGCTACAGCGGAGAAACTGGCAGCAGAGAAGTTGGCAGCAGAGAAGTTGGCAGCAGAGAAGTTGGCAGCAGAGAGACTGACCCTCACGGAGAAATCCAAGGCGATTATAGCACAGCTGAACAGCCCCTACTAAGGCTGGGCCTCTATCCCTACTACCGATGAACCTCGGTCCCTATTAGGGATGGAACCTCGTCCCTATAGGGATGCAAAGACAATATTCTAACGGTGTTCTATCACCATTATATTCACATTTTAATCTTAAAAAGTAAATGATCAATTACAGTATTGCAATGTTGGGCAACCCTGCCAAGAAGCAGGACCCAAAGAAAGCCTACGGTGTGGCTCAGTACACCGAGAAGATGACGCTCAGCGAATTTAGTGAGCATATCTCAAGCCACGGCAGCACATACGATGCAGAAGACGTGGAAGCTATCCTCGGAAAAGCCGTGAAGTGTCTGCGCGAAATGCTCCTTGCCGGCAAGAAAGTGGAGTTAGGTAAGCTCGGAGAATTCTACGTCACCCTGCACGGCAAGGGCACAGAACTCGCTAAGGACTACAACCCTGCCACTTGTGTGGAGAAGGTGAACGTGGTGTGGACTCCTGGCAGCCTCTTCGAGAACCTGAAGAAGGAAGCAGCCTTCAACTTCGTGGCAAGCCGCAACGAACAGGAAGAAGCTAAGCGGAAATCCAAGGCGCAGAAGGACGACAATGGCAACACACCGCCTGCCTCGGGAGGTGATAGCCCAGCGCAAGGGGGCGGTGGTTCCTCGTCATCAGACGCGTCACAGGGCACACAGCCCGGAGGTGGAGATACACCACAGGGTGGAGGCGACGGCGAATAGCTCTTACTTGAGCCAAAAAAAGGGGGCTGCATCATCACGATGCAGCCCCCTCTGTCGTTTCAGGGTTCGCCAACCCCGACCACCTGCGGCTATGTGTACAAAACTTAAACCTAAGAAACCAAAAAATGATCTATTCATCTTCGCGGGACTTCACAGCCTGCTGGGGTTCGCCAACCCCGAAATGAGAGTATAGTTAAAAAAGCCGCAGGGCATACTGCTAACTTAAAACATTCTGACACCCTCACGGGCTTTACAAGAATGGATTGTTTAATAACATCTAAAAATAAATTACTAACAAACAGTGTAAATATATGATATAAGATATTCCTTAACTCTTGAGACTTATCTTCTCGTAGCCGTACCAGCGTATGTTTACCTTTATCAGATCTTACGAAGATACCTCACTTTCATGATCTCGATATTCTCCATCAACTCGCCATGACTGCGACAGGTCATCGTCGTCTCCGGGCAGTACACTGTCACGGACGGGGTATCTATGCCTACAAGCGCCTTCAGCACTTTCTCTATCAGGATACAGGCCGCCTCAAAGCCGCCCTCCATCCAGTCGGTCACAATGTGTAGCCGCATCTCGCCCTCGCCGCGCTGCATCAGCTCTTTGCCCGCCATCATCCTCCAGCCTATGTCGCCTATCTCGATAAACACTGCAGGGCGCTGCCAGGGGCTCTCCTCGTCCACATACTCCATATTCTCGTTGTACAGGTCCACGTGCTGCACCTCGGGCACCTGAGCCTCGATGGCACGTTTCACGTCGCTAAATAAATTCAATCTTCCGTCCATAACTAAAACATTAAAACTTTAAATGATTAAAATACTCCTCAAGCTCATCCTCGATGATCTTTGTCACTTCTCTCTCCACTTCCGGGGCCATGCCCAAGAACTGGCGTTTCGGAATCTTAATGGTCTTACCCACCTTCATCAGCGCCATGGCCCGCCAGAACTCGGCGTTAGAATTAAGATTCATCTTGGAAGTCCAAGCATAGAAGCCGCCATCAGTCAAAGTGCGTCGCTTGCCGCCCTGCTTCTTGGTCATTCCCATCGACTCATAGAACTTGGCTCTAAAATACCGCTTCATCTTCTCCGTCACCTTGATTTCTCCACCTTCGTTATGTATAGCTGCATAAGGAGAGGAAGAATAGAACGTGATAGAGGTGGCATCGCTCCGGCTCTGAACGCTCTTCCTCAGGTCGCCCGAGGCTACGAGGATATGCCCGTCGCCTCTTATCGGACTTTTCCGTCTTGCCCATGCCTTGGTGAAGAATCCCTGGCGCTCGAAGTTCTTGTCGAACTCGTCGCCGATCTCCACACGGATATCACTCAGAATATGTCTGATCACTACCGATAAATCATTATTTCCTGCCATATCTTTATCAGTTTTCAGCAAGAAGGCTCTTTTTACCTTTTTACCTTTTTACTTTTTTACCTTTAAAAAGCTTTTTACCTTTAAATCAGCAATACAGCCCGTCAGCCAAGTAGTCATCATGCAGGGCTTGCAGATTCAGGTCCGACATGCGGCCCTCCAACTCCTGATACACCAAGGCTTGGTCCTGCAGAGACAGCTCCTTGGCCTGTTGCTTGGCATAGGCTACGATACGATTAATAATATCTTCCATACGCTCTTATTTACTTTCGTCGGGTTCGTCAAACTGCAAGAAAAGCTCATCATCGACTGGAATCTCGTTGCGGGGGTCGGCACTGGCGTTGAGGATATTGTACAGCTGGCGCTCCGAGATGGCATAGTGCGGGTAGATATAGCGGCGCCATATCTCGCGGTTCGATATGCCGAGCTTCGCATATCTGTCGTATATGCTGTTGATGTCGGCTACGCGCTTCTTGTAACTCAAGCCTCGACGGCCGCGCTTCAGATTCCTCATCGATGATCGTATGCTTTTCTAATTAAACTTCAGCAAGAAGGCTCTTTTACCTTTTTACTTTTTTACCTTTAAAAGCAAGAAGGCTCTTTTACCTTTTTACCTTTTTACTTTTTTACCTTTAAAAGTCCTTTCTACAGCCTGCAGAAGCTGGGCTCTATACGCATCCACACGCCCGTCTCCTTGTGACGACGGAAGAAGTAATAGTTCACGGCGGTCTTCTGCACCACGTTCGACTCCTTAAAGAGGGTCATGATATCCTTGTACTCCTGGTCGCCGAAGCGGTCTTCAAGCTCGTACAACTTGGAGATGCTCTTGTAGTCCAGGTCGCCACGCTGGTTGCGCTCCAAGAGGGTCATCGCCAACTGGTACATCGGGTCTTCCTGGCCCTTCTCGCTCTTCTGCATGTAGTTCTTCAGATAGGCCACCAAGCGCTCGGCCGCCATGTCGGCACGTTCATCGAAGCCCTTCACGCTGTTGCTCGCCACCTGCAGGCGGAAGTCGCCGTCGGTGATCGTGTAGTTGCGCTGGTCGGCATTCTTCAGCTGACCGTAGTCGCGCATCACCGAGATGAAGCCTTCCGACTCTTTCTCAAGCCATTGCTTGAAACCTTTCACGTCGGCGGTCACGTTCACTAAGAACTCTTCCACACGGTGCATGAACTCAGCACGAAGGCCCTCGTAGGCATCGCGCTTGGCCTGGCGGCTCTCGTTGGCGTCAGCGTTGAGCTGGGCGAGTAGAGCCTTCTTCTCTTCTGCCGTCATCTGCGACAGGTCAATTGGGTTTTTCTTTGTTTCCATTGCTTCCTTTGCTTATTAATATGAATTGATTATTGATGTTTCGCTCTTCATGATTCACGCTTCGTTCTTCGCTTACTAAGCCTCCCTTGCGCTTGATGGCTCTCAGTTTGCGCTCGAGAGCTTCAAGGTCGGAGATATCTAATTGTGCGAACACTTTGCCGCATATTCTCGGATGAGAGCAGAAATCGTTGATGTGCTGCCAGTCTCCGGTATCAACTCCTAACTCCTGCATCAGATGCAGACAGATAGAGCGGTGGCGCTTGCGCTGATCTCCATAACCGCACATGTTCTCAAGAGCCTTGCACATGTCGGTGTATTCTCTCGTTGTCATCTCACGAAGGTGTGAGGTACGACCTTTCGTGTACGTTGAGATAAGGGCTTCTTTCTGTTCTTCCTCATCTCCATAGTGCGGTACTTTCTTGAAGGCGGCATAAAAACGCCTGTAGTTCTTAACTGATCCTGCCATCCATACTTACCTTTTAGTTGTAATACGTATATCATCAGAAAGCCGTTTTAACGCTGTTCTTGCTTGTTGATGTCGTCAGCGATTATTCCGTCGTTCTGAAGACGATACGCCAAGTAATTCTTGCGAGCTACCTTGATACTATCACTCATGTCGCTAAATAGTTCCAATTCCGTTAGTAACGGCACATTGTCGAAACAGAGGTATATCTTGCCGTTAAATTCTCTTACCTGCAAGCGAACAAGCGCCTCGCATTTGATATTTCGCTCACGTTTGAGCTGCTTCTGGCGGCGAGATTCTTCTGAGATTCTCTTCCACCATGCCTGTACGGCTTTCATAATCTTCTTCATATCTTTTCTATTTTTGGGGGGTTAATAATTATTCACTATAGTTTCCAGTTTGCAGAAGGCCATCCTCCCATACTCTGAAGGTGGCTCCGGCTTCTCCGATGAATCGACCCTGGCAGACTGCCTCGTAGCCGACAACTCTTACTTTCACGCCCGCCATATACTTCAGCCTGACTGCAGGCTTGCCCAATGGCTGGCTCTTCGCTTCCTGCGAGATGAAGATGAAACTCTTTCGGGGAAACTCATTCATCAAGGCTTCTACCTGTGCGTATTCCCAGTGAGAGTACTGGAAGGAGTCCACGATGATGAACTTCGGGCCCTTGCGCTGCTTCAGCATTTTTTTCAGGTTCTCCAGATCCGAGTCGATGCAGACTCTAAACCTCCCTTGCTCTTCCTCCATGTGAAACCGCTCGATACGCTCCTTGAAGCTCATGCTCACTTTCTCTTCATAAGAACAGTAGAGCACCACGCCGTATTCGCAGAGTTTCTTGGCGAGCTGCATCACGAAAGAGCTCTTACCACCAGCCGATGGTCCCGAGATAAACCAGGTGTCATACATATCCGGCTGCCCGAAGCACCGCTCCCATTCTCCACCCCAGGGTATCGGCTTGTAAGTCATCTTCAGTATCTCCCTGGGACTGTATGCTCTTTTTGCCATATTTATCTAAAGCAAGAATGCTCTTTTTACTTTTTTACCTTTTTACTTTTTTACCTTTAAAAGCCTTTAAGAGATTTTCAGTTTCTCTATCTCGGTATAGACTCGTCTCAATCCGCCTCGGGTCTGTCTCACGATGGTGGCGACGTCATATCCCTCCGGGGCATTCACCTTGGCCACGATGGCAGCCTGCTTCATCAGGAACTTCTCGCGCTCCTTGCCGTCGTCGGGTGTCACCTTACAGTATCGCCCACCGTAACGGCTCAGCATTTCGGTATATCCCACCTTCTTGCAGTCGATGCTTCGGTTGATCTTCTCCTTCAGTCCGTCGGCTCCCATCATATACCATCCGCAGCAGTGCTCGGTGGCGTTCCAGAGTGCCTTGAGCTCTAAGAATGCCTCATACTGCAGGTCGCCTGCCTCGTCGAGGATAATAAGCGGTGAGTCGATGGAGCGGAGGTAGTAGGTGAGGTCTTCATATACATCTCCGTAGGTTCCCTTGCTGTCAAGTCCGAACTCTGCCGCTATCTTGCGTATCAGGCGGCGCTTGGTCTTCACCTGCGAGCAGTCTATATAGGCGGCGTTCTTGTGGTTCTGTACGTAATACTTGGCGGTGTAGGTCTTGCCGATATTAGGCTCGTCGCAGAGAATCATCGAGAGGGCGGAACTCTGTGCGGTCTCCAACTGCTTCGTCACGATAATGAAGGTGTCGGTCTTGCCTGTCTTCCATTCTATCTCGTGGCGCAGACTTACGCCCAAGCGTCTGGCCAAGCGTATCCAGTTGCCGTCGCTGATGGTTCGGTCTGTCTGTCCCTGCTTGACCATGGAATAGACTGAGGTGGCCAAACCGAGCACCTTGGCGTGCTTACTGTCACTGTCGAAGCGGACACGGTCTTGGGCCATCGCCGCCAAAATCTTCTTTTTCTGTTCTGTTGTTATCATTGCCATAAGTTTTTGAAGTTTATATCATGTCGATTGCACGCTGCAGGATATCTTCCTCGGTTTCGTCGTCCGTAAAGACGTCTATTGGCTCCGTGTCTGGCATATCTGCAGTAAGTTCTTTTATCTCTTCCGGTTCGTCTGCCCGACTGTCGGTCGTGCCGACGTTCTTTTCGGCCTCCATCGTTCCGAGAACAGGAACCATGTTGTTATCTACGTAGGTATTGAACTCCCTTACCTTCTTCTGCTGATGATAGAACTTCCTGCGGTCTTCCTCGGTCTGTTCTGCCATCACTCGGTTGTAGGTTTCTACCTTCTCCACCTGATCGATGAATCTGTCGCCCTGGAAGATGAACACGTCCTGCGGCTTCCCGTCCTCATCGGGCAGATAGTAGGCGGTCACCTTGTAGTTGTTAGGCGCTAAGCGCTCCAATACTTCGGGCTTGCTCAGCCACCAGTCTGCATAGGCTACTCTTACCGTAGAGTTTCGCCTTACCGAGGTCTCCACCTTCTCGCCGATATATCGGGCGAGGGTAATGGCATCGAATGGGCGCAGGTTCGGGTTGATATGCTCCATCAGCACGTCCCATCGGGTCATACCGGGATATTTCTTCTGATTAGGGTGCAGCGTATGGTTCCACTCGTAGTTGTCGCGGCGGTCGTCTGCCACAAGCTCATCAAAGGTGAAGTACTGCTTATCCTCCCAGGTATCATTACCTGCATCGCTTATCTTCTTGGATTCCACTCTGTATTTCCACTTGCCGTAGAATCGGCCGATACCTACGTGGTTGCGGTGGATGATGCGCCGCTTTTTGGCTCCGTTGAGGTTTTCCGCCTGTTTCTCCTGTGAGTTCAGTGGCGCACAGTAGCGCACATAGCTGAACACCGTTCCTTCCTGCAGCAGGGTGTACTTATATTCCGACATCAGGTGGTTCTCTACCTCAATACCTGCCGGAATACCCCAGCCATGCTTGGATATCAGCCTGAACATGTCTCTGAAACATTCCTTCACTAAGTTCTGGTCCTTGTCCCTGGAATAGCTGGCGCCTAACACGCACTGGCTCACCGAGTCGTAGGCATAGTAGGCTTTCACCCTCAGTTTCGTATCCTTCAACTTACGGGTCAGATCCACATCATCCATGGTTATCTGGCTCAGCGAGTATTCTCCGGCATGGCGGTGCATGTGCGGCATACTCTCGTGCATGAAGGTGCTCCAGCTCAGCTGGCTCTTATCCCAGAAAAGCCTGTTCTTAGGCTTGTTCAGGATGTTGCGGATGGTACTGTCGCTCAAACTCTTCGGATTTCCGTCCTTGTCGCAGAAATCCTCCGGGTTGAACAGCTCGCCCGTCTGGATATCATATACGTCGAGCTCGCCACATACGAAAGCATCATACAGGTCTTTTACCTGTGAGTTGTAAGGCTTGTTAGGAAGGCATTGAAGACCAAGCACTAATTTTTCGGTCTTCACATCCACCTTTCGGGTGTTCTGGTTGCCGAACTTACAGCTGATCAGTACGCCGTATCCGCCAGCCTTATACTCATTCACCTTCTTTCGGAATCTCAGTGTCGATTCGGGCAGGGTATGATGATAGGTTTCCTTCAGCACCTTGATGGTCTTGGCCATCATATCCCAGTCGTAGCGTTCGCCCATCAGCTTGCGGTAGGCAGAGGCTCGTTCGTAGAGCTTGATACAGGTGTTGAGCACTGAGGCGTTCACCACATACTCCTGGATCTTCTCTGCCGACAGGTCCAAGCCTGTCTGCTGTCTGCTCTGAAAGTAGCACATGGCGTGCTGATCCACCTCGTAATTGGAAGTGATCCATCCTCGCAGCCTTACTTCAGGACCTCCGGGAAACTCTACTTCCACCGCCTTGCGGTATTTGGTAGGCAAGCTATCTACGGCAATGAGAGCCGTGCAGCCGCTTGCGCCACCGCCTCGACGTACCACGTTTATGCGGTTTCTTGCTGCCATTGCCTTGTAGTTCGACTGGCTTACAATGCCCGTCTCGATAAGCTCTGGCGCAGATATGCAAAGTGTATTGCCGTAATATTCCATAACGATAACCTTCCTTTGTTCTTTTAAAACCCTGCTGCCATATTTTGGAGTGAAGGCATCTCGCGTACCAAGACGTTGTCCGCTGACGCCATTTCCTTACCCTTGAAGAAGATGGTAGCATTACCCGTTTTCTTGTCAAACTCCAGTACCGCTCCGTTGGGGAAGTATTGCCTGAAGCTTCCCTCATGGTCGAAAAGCAAAGTGTCACCCTTTTCGGCAACCACCGTCTCCACGCCGCCGTTAATCTTGGCGTATTGGCGAATGCGCTGCGCCTTGTCGCTCATACCCCGCTTGGGGTCGAAGGTGAGGGCAAGCCATATCGACTGGTCCGACACCTTGAAGGTCTTGCGTATTCCTTCGCGTACCTTCGTGCTTACGTCTATTGCTCTTTTCATATTCTAACAATATTATAATCCTTTTCTAATGGTGGAGGAAAGCGGAGTCGAACCGCCTTTCTTTCCAAATTTTACCATGCAGTTATCATGCTGTCCGGCCAAAACTCAGGCAATAAAAAGCCGTCCAGCCTCTGTCAGACTTCTCCGTGCGCCCTGCATCCCAGCTACCTCCAAGTTGCCGGGATACGTTGCCCGGCTCGTTCGTTAATCCTGTTTTTTACCTTAAAAACCTAACACATGGCAATTACTAAGTATTTTTCGCTCAAAATGCTTATCTTTGCATCCAAATTCATGTTTCACTTATAAATTATATTAATTATGGCTACATATACTGCTATTTACGAAATTGCACCGAATGCAAAGTTCTTCTCGGAAGAATCCTTCTTGGATGAGATCAAGCCTGCGGTTAATATCATCAGTACTCTGTCTGAATCCTTTGGAGGATGCAAGCCGAAAATCGAAATAATCAGCAAAGCTCCCTACAAAGCTCGTATCACAATCTCTATACCAGCAGGTCAGCAAAAGATTCTTGCCATCTATCACCTCTTCGGTATTATTGGCGACTACATAGCGTATTATATGGGAGATACTTACGTTGAAGAACACCATTCGTGTAAATAACCTGATAGACTGGGAATTTATCGTAATACTCACCATCTATCTTGCGTGCCCATTCGAAAAGAGACGGGTTAAGCAGCTCGCCTGTCTCGATGTCCTTCACGTTTATTCTGCCATCAAGAAACATCTTCAGTTTTTCTGTATCAGGAAGAGTATTATCAACCCCTTCTGCCTGTGCGATGTTCTCGAGCAAACGCTTCATGCGTTTTGATGTTCTCTTGTGTGTCATGATCTTTTCTTTTTATCGAGGGTGCAACCATTACCGCTGCACCCTCACGGTTAAACACTCTATTTCTTCTCAACCTTATAGCCCTTACCTCGAAGGTAAGTCGCTACATACTCATCATCACCCACATCTTTGAGCACATCGAAGAGATATCCCTTCACATAGTCTGCAACTGCGCTTGATGATGCAAGCTCGATGTTCTTGGAGATAAACTCCACTTTCTTCGTTCTACCAAGGCCATTGAAGGCCTTCTCTACATTTTCCATCATTATAACTTTTTAAGTTCATAAATTTGCCCAGCTCGCGCTTTTTCAGTATCTTTGGCGCGGTGTTTATCTTAAACACGGTGCAAAGATAATATGAATATTTCATACCACCAAACTTTTTGGTGGATTTTTTCATACTAAAGATAAAAATATGGGTGAAAATCTCAGATTCGTCCAAATATTGGATATATTGAAGGAAAAAGGCGTAATATCTGATTATGTTCAGGTAGCCAGCGTTCTAAAAACGAACAAGGCAGCTATCAGTGATATAAAGGGGCAGCGAAAGAAGCTATCTATAGAATTACTTCGTCGTCTGAAACTTTCATACCCAGAAGTTAATCTGGAATGGGTTATAATGGGGTCAGGTTCACCTTTTGGAGATTCTAATAACGACAATCCCAGCTTGTCCAGCATTGAGCTTATAGAAAAAATAAGCAAGCAGTAAACTCAGAATAACTGTTACGACTTACCACTGCGCCAAATGACTATAGAAAAAGAAAAGCATGTATCGGATGTACACACTTCCGATATTGTAAATGTTATATGATCCACTTTAATAAATAAGTACCATGTATATTGTTGTGTTTATAATTGTCATATTTATAATAGTTTGTATTATTGGTTCAAAAACTGAAAAACAAGAGACTATTCCTGTAAAAAGCGGACGAAGCAAGCTTCAGGAATTCGAGAATCATAGAACTAAA